AATGAGCTAGGTAGGGATACTTGGAACCAATGTCGAGTGTTTTGATGGGTTGATTGTTGAACCAGCGTTCCAGAATGCTTCCGGCAAGCCAATCGTTTACACCCTTTTCGTAATCTGACATAAGGTGTCCAGCGAAATCCCCATTGACTTTTTCGTGGTCAGCTTCATAAACCTTTTCGGTCATCGGCTGTTGATACCAGCAATCGCAGGAGGGACAAACCCAGTAAGGTGTGTCCTGAAACTTAGCGGTAGATTCTGTTCTACAAATGGGGCAAATACCCATGAAAACTCCTTTAATTTTTCAGGCTTAACTAATCCTGGGGACTTTGTGGCTCTAGTTCCATTATACTATTACCCACTATTTTGTCCAACCCCCGCATCCTGTGGTGCGTGACCCTCCATTTCAGAAGGGGAAGGCGGTTTCCTGTCTGAGATTCCCACTCAAACTTGGATACCCTGTGATCACACCCGCAAGGTTGCAGGCACTATCCATCGCAATCCAGGTGTAAAAATGGACCTGGAAGGCTTACATAGTCAGGGTCTATGTCGAAAGACAGAAGTCTTTTGCTGTACTTTTTCTTTACGGCGATCCAACCTTTTTCGGACTGTGCGACAGGTTCCACGATCCATGAATGTAGCACCGTGCCACATATCATATTTCGCCAAAGCCAGTTGGAGAGCATAGTTAGCCATAGTTTCCGGCAAAACCTTGGTCCCAGTATGGGAAATCAGGCCGTTACAGGTATACTTGACTAGAACTTGCGCTCCAGTTAATCCCATGATTGTAGCAAACTCCTCGTTTTCAGCTAGTAGTTTACGCTCCCACACTTTTAGGTGCTTGGAATCGTAGAACGGCGTATCTTTCGGATATTGCTCCCCAAGTGAGACAAGTCTTGGAGTTAAGTAGAATTCTATAGCACCCACCGCCTTTAGAACTCCACATCTGCGAGTGAATTCTTTATGAATCCCCAGGAGATTTTTAGGTGTAACGCTAGATCCGTCTAGACTTAGGGATCTGACCTTACCCTTGATTTCTTTGAAGAACTTGTCAAGGAAGTTCTTCACATTTTCTAATAATGCAGGACTTATAGTGTAAAACTCTCGATCTTCGAAGGCGTTTTGAACAACGATGCTCAAGCCTTTCTCAGAGAACGAGCAACCGATGTCAACAAGTCTTGGATCTCGGCAAAAATTGATGGAACTATCTTCTAAGTTCACTTCCCTCACTACATCGGGAGCTGTGAAGGTGAATGATACCAAGAATCGCTTGTCAGATTTCCTAACCAAGCGAGTTGAGACCACTCGCCTGAGATCTGAGCCTACTGACTTGAGGTAGAGGGCAACTTCAGATTGAATACCTGGGTAGTTTCTCAAATCCAACGGTACGGTGTTCAGACGGTGGAGCCTCTTATGCCTCAGGGGGCTTGAAGAGCGACCTCTGCGCTTCAGATACTCTTTCAAGGCTCTGAGCGTGTAGAAGGGGCTTTCTGCGAAGGCACGGGCTAGGTTAGAGTCGGTCTTCAGGAGACCGCGACCTAACTGGATACCCTTTTGGTCCAGGTCCACGAGTAGGTTCCAAGCCTTCAAGTAGTCTTGGAACATGGCTTCCATGCCGATTATGTCCTTCAAGCCAATAGACTTACGGTGGCGGATTTTCTTGATAGAAAACTCTTCTTTGCAGAACTCAGAGGAAAATGCTATCTTATCCCCTTCGATGGAATAGTCCGTGTGCTTACGCTCACAAGGAGCAATGCCTTTCAGGAGGCCGGAGCCCCCGGAGGTGGCACCACGGGACCAAACAGAGCCATCCCACCACTCGGCATCCATCATCACGGACTTGTATCGGCGGAACTCCCCCTTCTGGAAGAAAGGCATAGGCTCGGGGAAGACCCTAGGTAGGTCACTCGTAGCCTTGATAGTCTTCACGGTGAAGGTGGTCATCCAGAAATAGTCCTCAAAGGTTTGTTACTCTATTCTGGGGAATCGGAAGCGGATTTCTTTTTCCTGGTTTCATAGGGGGTCTGAAAACCATAAAGAGAAGAAAAGATATTATACATATATATGTCTTTTTTAAGTACAAAAGACAGAAGTCTTTTGCTGTACTTTATTATAGGAAACGAGGCCCCTATACACTTCGAATGGACCCTAAGTTGTTGAAAACATTAGCCTGTCAACTTTCGAACACCCCTCAAAATGGTCCAAAACCTGAAAAAACTCTAATTTTCCGGTGTGAGTTTGTTTTCCTTGAGTTGTAAGCGAATTTCGTCAGATGGGTTTCAGTGCCCTAGATAGGAGAGGGAGATGGCGGATTGGAAACCTATGAGAGATTTAATGGCATTCCTGAAGAGGATGGTTTCAGACGATAACGGTATGCCGAGTTCGTCTAGGGTCATTGGGATAATGATCTTCACCCTCCTAGTAGTCTCCGTTGGGAGCATCACAGGTGTATTCCTGTGGAAGTTATATTGGACTCAGGATGCTAATGTAGTTAAAATCCTGGTTGAAGGCATCAATAAGTTCTCTTGGTTCTACATGATTCTAGCGGCCACGGCTCTAAGTTTATATGGAATCAATGTTTGGAAATACATCGCTCAGATAAAGAGCGGTGGTATAATGGGTGGAGGGAGCAGTATTAATGATAGTGATGCTGACTATTCCAAGCCTTTGAAGCCTTCAGGTGTCACTGGGCTACCACCCTCAGGGGTTCCATCCACTCAGGCAATCAAGATTCCAATCCAGACTGGGCGAAAGGTTGCTGAGAAACCACATCCAGTTCCACCACCAGTTAAAACTAGTATTCCAGGGCAAGGATCGGACGATTAATGCTACCTCCAGTGAAGGAAGAGATACCCATCGAGCTTAAGGGCTACAAATTCATATTCAGGCGTATGACCTGGAAGGAGTCTCTATCCAACACCAAGAAGTTTTCTAAGTTGGAGGTGATGGCTACCGCCCTTCACTCTGTAGCCGGGACTCCGATGAACTACGAGGACGCATTCAAGGTCTTGAAGTCCTTACCCATCCCCATTCAAGAGAGGCTTTACATCATCTACATGGGCTCCCAGGATGACAGACGCCTTCTTACTGCCCCAATCCCTTGGTCGGCACCTGAAGCCGTGGAATTCAAGGCTGAGTTGGAAAGGGAAGAGGCGCAGAAGGATGAAATGCTCAGTGATGTAGAAGAGAGCTTTGCCAAACAGTTCGGGAAGCAGGCGTTGAAGGACGAAATGGAACTCAGTCGTGAGATCATCAGGAACTCCGGTTACAAGGGTGCAGTTTTGAAGGAAAAGTCGGAATTGAATAATGATGGGTGGAGCGATGAGTAGTCTCGGCACCGATTTCATGAAAGAGATCAACGAAGGTAGGGTAGCTGTCAGAAGCTCTGCCTTCGCAGAAGAGGTCAAGATTAAGACTACGGATGCCATGTCAGAACTAATAACCTTTGGAGCTAGGGTTAGGCCCTTGAGCCTGAAGGGTGAACAGATTGGTTGGGTTAAGGCCCTACCCTTCAATGAAAAGAAACAGCTTGACATCTGGTATCCTGATGAGAACACAAGAATCGAACAATTACTGCTTCACACCACTACCTTGACTTCGGAGGAGGTCAATGACCTTGATAGCGTGGAGTTAAACACCATTCTACGAGTCATTCTGAGCCTTAACCTAGCTGACTTAAGTCTCTACCCTTATGTCTCAGCCTTTGTGTCTACCAATACCTCCTTTAGATTATCTGCGTCCCACTCCTCCGATCTTTTGGCTCCTAAGCGTATTGTTCTACCTGATGGTAAAGAGTTAAAGCAGTTATCTTCCCCTGACATCCTCCAGCTTTGGGTCTCCCTTTGCCGAATTCGTGAGACTACCATTGAGAGGCTTGAGAACGCTCAAAACGCTGGAACCATAGCCAAGGCTTTCGTGGGGAAGGGTGCTGACAACTACAATAATGCCATCTCCCAGGCCCTAGCTTCGCTGAGAACCGACTCAATTGAGCCCTGGATGGATGTTATCAACTTCCTCAGCGTCAAAACTGACCAAAATTTACATGATGGCTACGGTCACTCCCACCAGGATAACTCTACCGAGGGTCTAATGAGGGAGATGAGAGGGATGAACGAGGGTGACAAGCACGAACAGCTAATGGACGCCTTTCACCAGTCACAACTACGAGAAGAAGAGGAAAAACGCAGAAGAGTGGATGAACTCATCGCTAGACGCCGAGAAATCCTTGAAGCCGCAGATGCCAATGAAATTATGGTGGTGAGAACCGAGGCAGAGGTCAAGAAGAGGGAGCGAGAGATTCATACCCAGAAGTATGGATGGATTCAAGAGAAGCAAAAGCGAGACTTACTTAATCAAGCAGACGAAGAGGCACCTGTTGAGACCCGACTCAGTAAGTATGTGTAAATAAAATAACCCAAATTGGCGATCCAATTTTAGAAGGAGTTTTAATGGCAACGAAGAAGGCAATCGTAAAACCTAAGAAGGTCGAAGAGGTTCAACCTGAACCAGTGACCCTTAGTGTGGACGAGATTATTGCAGGATTACAGGGATTCGGTATTGAAGACACCGAAGAACTCATCAAACTGACTGTGGATGGCAAGACCGTCAGCCTCCGTCTATCCAATATTCCCTCTGAGGCTGAAATTCAGTCCCTATACAGTGCCGAAGAGCTAAAAGGACACGCCTGGGTAACCAGAATCAAGTGCGAGGTTCTCTCCAGAGCTATCAGTTGGATTAATGGCATCTCCTTAAAGGACGCCACCTCAATCTTCATCGTAAACCCCATTACTGGGAACGAAGGTAACATCCGTCCCATCCTAAGAGATTTACTTATGGGTTGGGGTCAGGAAACCGTCAATGTTCTGTGGAAGATCCTAATGGTCCACTGTCAGAGAATTGAAGACAGACTTTATGAGTCTCTACCAGACGCCGCCATCATGACGGATGTAGAAAAGAGATTCTTCCAGAAGGCTCTAGAAGAGATTGAAGAAATTAACCGTGAAGTTGTAAAGGATTCCATCAAAGAGATGAGAGATTCCGACTAAGGTAAATAATGGCCTCAAACGCTCAACAGATCAAAGACCTAACCGCCGCAGTAGCCACTTTGCACACCAACTCAGCGGCTATCAGCACATCTCTAGCTGAATTTACGAAGGGGTTCAAAGAGTCCATTGACCCCGCTAAGAAACTTAGCGATCATGTTAAGCGTTTAGGTGACAATCTGAAGGACACCCTAGCTGACACTGAAGATATGAGTGCTTTGTTAAAGACTCTTGGCAAATCTGCTAAGGATCTCGCTAGAACTGATTGGTCTGCCCCAGGCGCTATAGACAAGGCCAATGAAGCATTAAAGAAGATGATTAAAAATGCAGAGGATTTGAGGAAAACAAAGAACCTCACTCTAGAGACTGAGAAGGCATTAACAAAGCAGATTGAGGCGATGACAACAGCCCAAGTTAAGCTAGCTAGCGGAGTTATGCTTCTTGACGATGAGTGGGAGAAGTTGGAAGATACCGTCAATAGTGTAGTCAAGGGTGTGGATTCTATTGATTTCAAAAAAGCCAAGGCTGGAATGACCAGCTTAGGCTCCGCCTTAGGTTCCGTAGCTAGTGTATTCAAGGATATCAATGCATTCCAGTTCAAGAACATTACTGACGCTTTCTCAAAAATGAGAACTGATGCCAAAGAGATGAAGAAACACATGGCCGAAGGAGGAGCCGGGTGGAAGGCTCAGCAAGATGCTAGAAAAATTTTAAGTGGTGATGACAAAGATGCCAAGAGGAAGCTATTGGCTGATGGCTTTGAGGCTTCTGGGAAGAGTAGAATGAACCCTATGGGTTGGATTGACAAGGGTCTTGCAAAGGTGATGGCTAGACAAGTGGCAAACGGGGGAGGTCAGACCCTTACCAAAATGTTTGCTCAAGGTGGTGGGTCTATTACCGCTGGTGGTGGTATGGATGTCATGTCAATGATGGGGAAGATGTCTCCAATGATCACTGTATTCTCAACTCTTCTAGAGGCTGTGGGTTCTGTAGCAAAGAGGAAAAATGACATTTACCAGGGACTTGGTAAGGGTTGGCTCCTAGCCGGAAACACTGATGTTCGTGGTGTTTATAGTGGTATGATTGACAAGTTAACACCAGAAAAGCCCTTATCTTTTTCTACCTCCGTTATGGGGATGAACTTTGATAAAAATCTAGAGATCATGAAGAGTCTCGTAGAAAATGGTATTGGCATCAGAGGTATGGGAACAGGTCAGTCTGCACAAGGAGCCTTGGAGGGAGGACAAGCTACGACTGCTATGGGTGGTATCATGCGTAACTCATATATTTTTGGTAGCAACCTCGGGATGAGTAACCAGGAGTCGGTCGCACTCACAGCTAAAGCCATCACCGAGTTCAACCAGTCATTCCAGCAGACAGAAGACCTATTCATTAATATCAACAAGGGTGTTTCCGCCACTGGTTTGACAACAACTAAGTACCTCGGATTGATTGATCAGATCACTGGACAGTTTAGTAGATTTAATAAAACACTTGCCGACACCGTTGCCGTCATCACAGCAATGGGTAAGTCGGGGAAATACACAGCGGAGTATATGTCTGAAATGATGAAGGCCGTTTCTGGTGGGGAGAAGAGCTTTGAACAGAGAGCCTTTGCCTATGACACTATGTCGAAAGACGATAGAAAAGGTCTACTTGATAACTACAGAAGGCAGTCTCAAGCTTCTGGAGATGCACTAGCTGGGCAACTAGGTATCAAGAGTTCTGACCTAGAGAAGATGTCTGACGCAGACATTAACGAGTTGGTTAATAAAAAGATTGAGGGCATGTCAGATCTTGACAAGAAGCAGTATGGTAGTTTACAGAGTCAGTACTTAAACAATAGAAGCAATCTATCAGCTAGAGAAAGAGCATTCAAGTCTGGTGATGTAGTTGCAATGGCTGGCGTGGACATGAGTGTTGGTGCTACAAGAGAAGGTGAAACTGCTCAGCAGATGGCGCTTCTAAATGTTCTTGTTAAGAACATGGGTGGGAAAGATATTTCGGATTTTTCAGATAGAGAAAAACGAGCCAAGATCATATCAAACCCTGGATTCAGTTTGATGGCACAACAGTTAGGAATCTCTGATGTAAAGGGGTTAACAGGGGCCTTACCCGCTGCCCAGATGCAATTAGCCAAGGAATTTCAGAATACCAAGCCTGGGATGAAAGGTAAATCCCTCGATCAAGTTATGCAATCTCCAGAATTCCAGAAGTTCTTGTCTAGTGGTGCTGGCGCTAATAAGATGGCCGAAGTAATCACCAAAGAAATGCGTGATGCAGAAGAGAAGAAATCAGCCGACAACTACAAGTCGATCACTGACCCACTCTCCATCATTAAAAACACACTTAAGGCCCTTCTCGACAACATCATTAAGATGCTATCCGTAGTAGTAGATATCTTCACCTTTAGTATATTCAAGAGTGACGCAGAAAGTAACAAAAAGGGAATCGAAATCGCTGATGCGTACGGTCACACTGGAACTCAAGGAGAGCGCGACTTCTACAGATCCCAAGCTGATGAAGCTTTTAAAAAGGTAGATTCGGACAAGTCAATTGAAGACGCAGGCATGAGGGATGCCCTAAAATCGCGCATCACTCAAGCCAGAGATGAGTATGAAATGTTGAGTAAAGCCAAAGAGGAAAAAACTCTAACTGAGGATATGGGGAAGAGACTAGCTGTTCTAGGTAGCCAGATGAATAGGTTCCAATCAGGAACCGCTATGGACGGCCTGACAGTGTTTGATACTAACGCTAAGTTTACACAGGCTGATATTGACAAACATAAAAAAGCTTTAAACGGTGGACCCGTAAAGGCCACCACACTTTCTGATGTCAATGCTCAAGATCAAGCTGTTGATAGTGCAGTTACCGCCACTCTCAGTAAACTAGATAGCGGTGATTTCTCAGGATTCCTAAAGAATGGCGCAGTTGCAGGGGACACCCTTGGTAGGGATCTAATCGCTGATATCAAGAAATACCAGGATGACATTAAAGCCGCCAGCACCGATGCAGAAAGAGCTAAGGTGGATACCGAATTCAAAGCTAACATCACAAATAACTACACCAATGTTGATGCGTCCACAGTGCTTGGTGCCATCAAAGGCACTAATGTAGCTGGAGAAACGGCTAAGTAATGGGTAAATCTCCTTCTCCATCCCCATCAGTTCGTGATGCGATCACTTCTGGTGCAAGAACTTGGAAGCAAGATCCTAAGGTCATGCTTGCGTTTGCACAGGTGGAATCTTCGTTTAATCCAGCACCTAAGCCATCCGATGAGAAGGAATCTACCGGACTTTTTCAAATTAGGAGAGAGACCTGGGCTGGCCTAGTCAAAGATAAGCTGATTACTGGTGATTATTCAACCAATCCTGCTGAACAGAGTAGAGCCGCCGCCGCACTAGTATCTCAACTAACAACTGAGATGAATGGGGACATGAAGGCTGTGGCAGTAGCCTACAACGCTGGCCCTAAAGCTGGTCTCCGTTTTAAGGCGCTCGTAGCTCAAGGGTGGTCAGATGTCGAAGCTAATAAGCAAGCAGTCCTAGAGGCTGGAAGGGGAGACCCTTCCTACATCGTAAAATGGACTAAGGCCGCTGGGATGCAAGCCTCGACTGGTGGAACTCACACGGCAGGCTCAAATACATCCGAAGCTTCATCTACCTCACAAACCGTCACAGAAGGTCCGCCATCTGACTATGTTCCACTGGTTTCTGATTCGGTAGAAGCCTCCATCGTTACAGAAGGGAACACCCGCTCTCTCTTCATTGACGAGGGTCTAGACTCTCTCCCCTGGTACGAAGACCAAGATCTTCTAGTTGGTAATCCGCACCTTAAGAAACTTCAGTACCCCGTTACCTTCTCCATCAATCTAAAGGAATTTGCTTCACCTTTAATGGCAACAAAGGACTCACCCCTTACTGTAAAGCTCAATTGTAGCCTTGATTCCGAAACTATCAATATGAAACACATTATCAATAAATCTAACACAAGAACCGGGTTCCACATGACTTTCTGGGGGATGGAGCCAGACACAATTACCGGCTCTGGTTCTACTGGTGTGTTCATGAACCAGTTTGGAGTTACGGACTTGATGAGTCTTGCTGTTACTCCAGACGAGCTATTTGACGCCGCAGAAGAGGCAGGACAGGGCGCTCCACTTCTGAACACACCAAGAAACTCCAGACTTCGCGTAGCCGCTCAAGATGCCTTTGTGGAGCTTCTATCCCTATTCAGAAACAACGGCATCACCCGCTACAAGAGAGATAACTACGAAGATGGGGATTCCGTGACTATTAATCGTGACCAAATCCAGCAATCTGTGTGGTCCGAGAAATATGGAGACACCTCTTACACTAGAAATGCTAGAAACAACGATGTTATGGTTAAAGGTAATGTCGTGATGAAGTTTAAGAGTAATTACTACCACGGGTATTTCAAATCCCTTTCATGGACAATGGACGCTGAGAATCCATTCCAGTGGAAGTTTGATTTCACCTTCCAAGTCCAGAAGACCGTTTCCTTTGTATTCTACCCCAGAGCCTAAATGTCAGATATTCTATTCCCAACAGATTATGACCTAACCACCGCGCAAAGAGTGGGGCTACTTCCCATTCGTGGGGAAAAGAGAATCATTCCCGTTGATGTTGGAGTGACAGGGGAGGATGATGAAACGGCCATTAGTGCCATTTCCAATGTAAAGGCCACCCTAACCGACTATGTGACCGTCAGACTCCTAAACAGAAAAGGTGAAAACTATGTCTACCGTTTCCTAGTCAACCCTAAAACTATTTCAGTCGCTCACCAGACCTTAGACTCACATTCCATGACCAGAGCCGGGTGGCAGTTTGGGGTATGGGGGGAGGACACCATCGACCTCCACATCTCTGGCTCCACCGCAGGGCAATACCACTTCAACGGAACCACTGACGCATTTGAAGAATTCAGTATTAGTTATAGAAACATCATGGAGTTAATGAATCTTTTTGAAAACAATGGCTATACCTTTGAAGGAGATGATCTTAACTCAACGAATGTATTTGCCGCCGACTTTACTAGACGAAGAATTAAATATCACCAGGATGTTGAATTAAAAGTTGGAAACTTCATCTGGAGAGGGATGTTCACTACTATGAGTCTCTCTAGCACAGCCGACACCCCCTACTACAACAAGTTTGATCTCGGTTTTCTAGCTTGGAAGGAAGACTATAAGAAGGAATCTCCTTGGAGAAGTCCCATCGTAAATAGTGTCTACAGAGGCCACTCCAAAGAAGTTCTTGATATGCTAGAAGCAAAAGCACAGCAAGAGGCGGAATACGCTGCTGATGCCGCCGCCAAAGAAGAATCTGCAAAGCAGTCAGATGCCGCCATTCAAAACGAGATTCTAACTCAAGGTATTCAACAAGGTATCGTGGACCCAAGAACCGCCTTTGGTCAAACATCCTACAACAATCAAACCCCTCTCATCGCAGACGCATTAGTTCGTATGCAGTTATTTGGGTCAGAAGGAAACTTATAATGACTCAAATCAGAAACATCATTCAATCCGCGCCTAGTAGAGAGATCATCAAGACCGCTCCTGATATGGTTGTGTATATTGATGGGCTTCCATTTTTCATTAACCCTTATTTGAAGGATGAGTCTAACAACTACACCACCGTAAACTTCAATGACTATGTTACTGCAATAGCAACAAACTATGGTGTTGATAATTTAATCCCATCAGGCTCCATCAATCTTTCAGTTCCTAACGGCTCCAAGCAGTTGTTCATGGCTCCAGGCGGGGGGCTACTCATTGACACAATGAGTGAGGTGAGGATCTATGCAAAGTCATACTTCTTCAGCCCAACAGGTAATACCGTTTACAGAAGAATTTTTAATGGGATGATTAAGTCAGTAGACTACAATGAGAACAATACTTCTCTTGAAATCGCAATTTCCGTGGTGGGAATTCTTCATTTGATGGAGTTGATGCAGACTGATCGCGCACCAGCAACCATGTCTAATTCCTCTGAGAGTCAGACTCCAATGCAAACGGTGGACTCTAACAAGAACGCTTACCAAGTTATTGTGGCGACCTTCAGACGAGCGATGGATTACTCCGGTTTTTTGAAGACTGCCATTGGGACCAAGGAAGAAAAAATCAAAGACTCGGCTCTTGCGGCCAGTCTTAAGGCTAACTTCATAGCCAAGTGGCAAGAACGCTTGACCGATTTGAGAAAGTATGTCCACCTATTTGGTTACAAGGAAACAGTAGCTCAGCCAGATAGTGTAGACGCTAAGTCACAAGATGTGAAGAACACCAAGGACACCACCAAGGCTTCTGGAGCAGAGGCTTCCAGTGTAGAGAGTCAGGCAAACAACTACCTGACAAACTCTATCAGAAGGCACCTACCTGAGTTTGCTCTAGGATCTATCCAATTGTTCCAGGGTAAGATCATGCCTAGACTTGAGATCGATAGAGCCGCCATTGAGTCCATTGGCTATGAGGGTTATCAGGATGTAGACGGGTCTATCATCATTAAACCGCCTCTCTACAACCTAGATTCCACCATCATTGGGGATACCTCCAAGATCAAGGATGAGAACCTATCCGAGTATTCTAACCCATTCATCATTCACCTATCCGAAGTTTTAGGTGAGAACTACATGGAAGATGAGTCGGCCATTAGAAGAACCAGAATGACGGTTCAGGGTGGGTTTAATCCCGCTGGCTGGCAAATGGGAATGGCAAACAGCCTGAAGGCTGTAGGCTCCTTCATTGATGTAAACCTAGTTCGTAAATTTGGTGTTCGTGATGAAGCTCCTAGACAGCTTAATTTCTTGTCACACAATTCAAAGGCTATCTTCGCCTTTGCCGCTATGGAGTTGGTGAAACTTAACAAAAACTTCAGAACTTATCATGTCACCATACCTCTCAGACCTGAGATGAGGTTAGGCTTCCCAATCTTCATTCCACACCTTGATATGTATGCTTATGTCTCTGGGATAGGGGTCTCATACAATGTTGGTGGTCGCGCAGATATGTCGCTAACCTGTAACTTCATCCGTAAAAGACCACAATTTCCTACTTATCAGAAGACTGAGAAAGGGGAACCCATCATCGTGTACGCCTCCCAGCCTAATCTAGTTCACAAGTGGACTAAGAGCGGAGGGTCAACTGTATTCAACAGTGATCAGATGAAAGCAGATCAGCTAGGATTGTTGGTCACTGGTTCCCCAGCTACTATCCATAACCCCTTTAAGCCTTCGGATGAGCAAAATGCCATAGATTCCTATGTTAAGAAGAAACTTGGAAACCTATTCGAAACTCATACCGACTCTAAGGACATGAACTGGACCGTCCAGAAAGATGATGAAAAGTTCTTTGGAGATGAATTTGATATTGATAACATCAGCACTGAGCGTCCAGCCGGAAAGAAGGTGGTTTCCAACAATGGAGTTTACATTGATAAACTAACTTCAGCCCAGCCTTTCACAGATGAAAAGGGCTATGAAGTTATGACTCCATTTGCTTGGGGTCGATACTCCTCCGTGAGCGAAGCCATTTATGAGTTTACTAGAGGCGGAACAATTGAAGACACTAGAGGAATTGAAACTAAAACCGCTGAGAGTAAAGCCCTCCTAAAGACCTCCTCTGCCTTCCTCTACGCTGGTATGGCAACTCCAGTTCTAGCTCCAACAAGTGCTTCTCAATTGCGAACAGTTACGGAAAAGACTGGTGGAGATGCCGCTAAAATTGTGGATGAATTGCAGTTATTTGATCGCTCTAATGTCATTTCGTTTGAGATGGACTTCACTGGAGGTAATAGACTTAACAATGATTCTACTCAGCTACAAGCTATGGCTGACTCCGCAGATTTCTCCAATGTTGTCGATGTGACTCCTCCACCCGTGTCTCCTACAAGTGATCAATCCGCCCTACAAAGAGCCGAGTCTTTCCTTGCTGGCACACAAGATTATCTAAAATCAGTTCTTAACGAAGGCAGTAATAGTAATAGTGATGTGTCTCTATTGCCACAAAACACCGATCTAGGAACTTACGCAACCCCAGGCTCAATCTCTTCAAGCCTGTCAAAGCTTCAAGCGACTTGGGTTAACCTAGGGAAAGGGACGGTTGAGTAATGAGTGAAGATCCCACAATCTACAGACAGCTTCCAGAAAAGCAGGCCGTATCTCAGCGTAGCCGTGAGGCCGAGCAGTTTGCTGGATTTCTTGTCGTTGTAAGACGAGTAGACTACGAAAGCAAGATCCTAACCGTAGAGGATACTCGCACCAACATCGTCTACAACCAAGTAAAGATCTTCCCCACCGTTGCCTCTTCACCAGAGTCTACTGATGAGGTGATGGTTCAAGAGGGTGCCATAGGTTTAGCCTTCTTCCTAGAAGGTCATGGATCAATGGCAGAACTAGCCATCTCAACCTGGATTGTTACCGACACACTACGAGCTATTGATGCCATCGCAACTCGTCCCATGACCGCTAAGGATAGCCTTCATGGGTGGACCAATAGAAATCGTGGTGTATATCGCAAGGCTTATCCAGGTCAGAAGGTGTCCACGCTATCCGCTGGCTTCACCGAGAAGATGGATGAGGGTTGGGACAGAACATCCTCTGACTTCTCTAGAGAGAAGCTTGATTCATTCAAGAGAACAAAGTTCGGAGTCACTGGTAGAACTGTGAACTACACTGACGCTGGCTTGACCTTTGAAGGTCCAGTCAATCGTCCTAATGCCTCCACTGACGATGTAACACCCAGACTCATGCCTGACGGTTCAAATGAGTGGGTAGTCTATCTATCCTCTAAGAGCAGTAAGCTATCAGACAAATACAAGAAGGGTACTCAAGATCTTCTACCTATTGTTGAACGCACTGAAAAGATCCAGGAATTCGCGTTAGACTTCCCTCTACCCCTTGAGGTGCTTGAGTCCGACTATTTAGACAAGGTGCTTGGGTTATCTAAAACTTCTGATGAATGGTGGTCTAGAACCTCCGTAAAAGATCTTGGTGACAAGTTCAAAGTAGCTTATGAGGATCAATCCTACATGGTTGATCAAGGATGGGATCACCCTCTAAACTCTTCAACCCCCATTGGACCTACTACCAGTGACGGACCCTCGCCTAGACGCAGGGGTTGGATCATTGAAAAATCCGAAGGAACTTTGGTGGGGTCTAATTCCTTCGACAAGACCACCTATGGCAAAGTTTTGAAGCCCACTATCTTTCCTTACACCAAGGAAGGTAGATTTGGAACTAGTGTAGAATCCGGGTATATCCCTGTAGTGAAGAAGTCAGATCAGGTGGAAACCCGCATGGCCGCTTCCGCATGGTCATTGAGATTCCCTTATGAATACAACACCACTCGTTTTGATATTACCAAAGAAGGTCATATTCAATTCGAAGTCGGGTCTACTATCCCCAAAGAAAACATTGCATGGGATGGACAGTCCTATGAGCATCCATACGGTGCTGGTAGGTCATTAGACGGTCACTTCCTTGGAAGCGTTAGATTAGTAATTGGAAAGAATAGGGATGATGAAGACTCGTTAGATCTCACCACTTTAGGCGGAACCGTTCTTCGCCTAGGAGCAGATGATACATCCCTCCCAACTACTAGAAGAGCAGTAAACACTCAGATCAGAGGCAAAAAGGATAGTATTCAGGCCCGTGATATCCAGTTCTGGGGTAAGTCCAAGTTCAAATCAATGGGTGACGCTGGTGATCTAAATTCTAAGATTGCTGGAGAAAATGTATCTCTTCGCGCCTCCCTGGACGGCGGTATGCTTCTTCGCCTAGGAGCGAGAGACAAGGCTTCGCGCCGTAAGCACCTCCGTAACGGCTACGAAGACGGACAAGGAAGGGCACAACAGTCACCATTTGATGCAACACGCCAGGACTCCAGAAGCAAGGGTAGGCCCATCTACGGAGTCGGAGACAGTCACTACAGATTCCATGATCTCGCTAAAGCCGGATCTCCAGTTCAGAAAGTGCAACCCTACTCTTGGTCAGGTGACGCCGTTGGAGATATGGACACCACTGGCCTATCCGCTGATATTCACGCTGTCAGAGACATTCTAATTCGTATTGGAGCCAACGAGCAAAATGGTCAGTCACTACTCGCTGATTTGGCTGGTGGTATCGTTGCCGCAGTTGGTAAGGACAAGCAGGGTAGATCTTTAACAGCCGCATTCGATGGTGGTATTGAAGCCACTATCGGCTCTAATAACGAGAAGAAAGGACTCAGATTGGAGATCAACGGAGATGTTGATATTGCCATCCGAGGAAACCTACACTTGAATGTTACAGGTGATATCTCAATTGAATCTGTCCGATCCACTCATGTAGCCAAGATTATGATGGTGAACAAGTCACTATCCATTATTGACCGAGCTTCAGTAGTTCACACCACAGAAGCTCCAGAAATTATTCATAACCAAGGATTCTACGATTCTCCCGCCGATTCGAACTAAGGAATACTAATGCCAGAACTATTTCCAGTCCAAGCTAAAGGCCCAGCAATCACTAGGCCGGAGCTTCCTTCTGCCTTAGTTAAAGTTCAAAAGAATTACCATAAGGCTATGGAGCAGGGACGCTTTCTTGAAAGCTCCATCGGTGACGCTACTTTTTGGGCCAAGAACGCCAAAAAAGACCTGGAAGACAAGATTAAACTCTGGATCAAGCTTCAGCTATTAGGTGTAGACGGACAGCAGGGTGATAAGGTTCGTCCCTTCCTTTACATCAAGGATGTAATTGAAATCATCAAGGAAATGAAGGCCCTAATGGATGAGGTCATTGGGGTCATCCAAGCTCTGATCCAGATAGTTCAGCTTCTTATCGCCATTAAAAATAAAATGCAGGCCATGATCCAGGGAATTCTAAATGCCCTAGCAACTTTAATCGCTGAGATCTGCAACTGGAAACTACCTGACCTCCCCTCCCTTCCCAACCTCTTCGGAGATTTAGTTTGGGGCTGGAACGGGTTCAATCTAAACTTTAATTTTAACACAAAATTCACTTTTGACACCAAATTTGCCTTCGGGAACTGCAAAGTTGTGCCTCCCAACCTAGACATATTCAGGAACTACCCAAAGAATTTAAACATCGGTGGCGTCACCTACGGCAATCAGGTATTTAACCCTCCAATCGGAGGAATTATTCCAACCATGAACCAGCTTAATAGCAAAGATTATTACGATTCATTTGTTGCCCCAGCCTCACAAACTAGCCCAGTTCTTTCCCCAGATTTCAATCCTAACTCGGATATGGCCGGATCTCTACCAAAGGCAGAGATCGTGGTATCAAATTTCTCCATGCCACCCTCCATGTTTGAAGAAAATGTTGTAGCCCTCATTCTTCCCGAAGCCGTGCCTCAGGTGGATGACCCTGACTACAACGACATCCAAGTTCCAAACAACGGCCTAAGCTCTCCTAATGCCTCCACACAGGCTAGAAGACTGGATCTATACAACCTGTTCTCCAAGGAAATCACATTAGCAAAAATCATCGACAACAACTTTGATTTAAACCGAGCCGCCGCCTGGGTTCTATACCTGAAGAATGCAAGAACCTTGAGAAAGGGTTTGTGGATTCCTGAATTCCAGCATGTTTTTGAAGAATTTATTCAACCTACTATCGCGTATCTAGAAGCTAATCCTGTTCCTTATAATTCCTTCGAAGGGGAAGTAAAGCGTGGACCTAAGTCCCTCCCACTCATTGATAAGTTTATTTCGTTTGCTAACGCAGATGACGCCAACCACACCTATTGGATGCTATCGTTCATTGAAGCTGGGCTACTTGGGTATACTAGAGAGGTCAGATGGGATTCCTATGCTTCTGATGACTATCTATCGAGAGTTACCCTTGATGATTTGGACTTCTTCCCTGCAACCTACAATTCCACATTTACTAGCATCGTAGAGTCATCAAACGGGAAAGCCAACTACCCTCAACTCATAAAATTACCTTCTCTTACAATTGATCTAGTCAACCAAGCCGTAGCTAAGGGAGAGGTTGACATTGAAAATCACACTACCTGGAGAACTTCTAGAACCCAATACAAGTTCGTTTATGATCAGTTTGCAAATGCCACCGAAGTAGATAGATACTCCCAGTTCTGGAGAGAGTGGTCTGGAAATTTTGACTCACTGATGCAAGAAGATGGTTATGTTCCTTATGTAATGAACTACTGGCTCATCCTTGATTCTGCCGTAAGTCCTCTTGCGAGTGGTGAATTATTCTCTTATTTAAAGACCGATTACATGACTCGTGACTTGGGATGGAAGCCCGGAGATGGACTACTTAATCTACCCAAAGCCGTCTACTTCAATATTGATCCAGGTTGGAGACCCGATGATTCAAACAACGGATGGAGTGCAGATGGCAAGACCTTTGATGAACAAGCCTTCATCTCTCGTCCTGATATCCTGGCTCTACCTATTCCAACACAGATGGCGATGATGGATTTAAATAAGTCCTATGCCACTGTCCTAAAATTCCGTGATACTATGTCAGCCGCTATCGACAGTGAGATAACAGCTATTCAAGCAACCATTGACGAAGCCTCTTCTGTAGTCGGATTCCAAGTCTCCACCTCGGACAAACTCACGCTTCTCACTAATGAACCTTATGTGATTTCCTTCCCCACTATAGTATTCGACCACACTAAGAATGTTGCAGACCCAACCAAGTTCATTGTCAAAAAGACTGGGGACTACACTGTGGCTGGAGCCTTCTACACTAGCACCTCTTCTACCCCAGCCACTAGAAAAGTTGAGATTCTAGTTAACGGGAAAACCCTACTCTCCAACACCTCAGACAAAACTACCAATGAGGCTTTAATTGGTTTGAGTGGTGCGCTCCCATTAGTCGAGAACGATGAGGTTCAGATCTTTATATCTCAAGACGGTGTTAACCCCGTAGAGCTACTTCAGGACTCTACAGTGTCCTTCATGGTCACAGTGTCCGATCCAACAGTTGTGGCCGCTCAGAGTGCCTCCTACGGCTACCCGGTGGGTATTGGCTCCATCTTAAACCTCACCGCCTCATTCATCTCCACCAGCGGTAAAATTCTCCCCATTCACCCTGAATTGGATGTTTCTACTCCGCCTTGGTTCGATGGTATCACTTTAAAGCCTGGAAAAGCTGATGAATCCGTGCCACTAGCTATGGAATACGGCAAGGTCTACTCAATTGATGAGCCTGTCTTAAGCCCAGGAATGGTAATGTTTGCTGGACCAAACGGAGTAATTAACCAGGACTACAACACCACAGCCGCATCTTGTAGGTGGATTGTAGTGGTAGGCAAGGCCATCTCTCCAACTGAGTTTGTATTCCAGCCCCATCTACCCACTGACCAAGCCAAGTCCGGTGGAGGAGCCTCAGTGAACGATTCCAACTATGTCCATGAACAGACTACACCATCTAGTGCCTGGGTGGTCCACCACAATCTAGGTAAGTATGTCTCGGTTGATTTGGCCTATGACAACGGTCAGCAATTTGATGCAAACATCATCTACGGAACCGATGCAGATCCCAATGATCTCAACACTGTTAGGGTGTTCATGACTCGCGCCATCACGGGTAAGGCCATCTGTAATTAAAGACTTCCTGCTTCTTCTTTGAGGAATGTTGAATGGCTCGTCCCCTAGAAGATAATTTAGATCTTAACCTAAATCAAGCCCAGAATTTACTGATGGAGAAGCTAGCCTCCGACCCTTCAGTATTGACTGAGGCTAGATTATGGTATAATACCACCGAAAAAGTTGGTAAGTATTGGAATGGGACAAGTTTAATCCTTCTAGATGGTCTCGGAGGTGGTGGAACACCACCCTACATTACCACCATCGGTGACGCTACAAATGCTACTTTCGTCCTGACACACGGCTTAGGGACCACTCATGTAGCCGTGTCCATTTTTGAAACCACAGGCTTCAAACGAAAAGTTGACGCTGGCATTGAAATTCGTGCTACAAGTGCCAATCAGATCACACTTCTTTTCGCAGTTCCACCAGCCGTAAATTCCTATGAAGTAATTGTATTCATAGCAGGTAGTGGTGCCAGTGTCATTGGACCCACGGGAGTTACAGGAGCAACCGGAATCGGAGCCACTGGAGCCGCTGGTAACACAGGAGGAACGGGTGTAACTGGAGGAACTGGTAACACAGGAGGAACGGGTGTAACTGGAGGAACTGGTAACACAGGAGCTACGGGACAAACTGGTAAAACCGGAGGAACCGGAAATACAGGTAACACAGGGAATACTGGAGCTACTGGACTAACAGGAAATATAGGTAACACAGGAGCTACTGGACTAACAGGTGTAACTGGAGCCACTGGACTAACAGGTGTAACTGGAGCTACTGGACTAACAGGTGTAACTGGAGCCACGGGAAATATAGGTAACACAGGTGTAACTGGAGCCACAGGAGGAACCGGAAATACAGGCTCAACTGGTTCTACGGGAGCCACTGGCGTTGGAACAACCGGAAACACTGGTAATACAGGAAACATTGGAGCAACAGGATTAGTGGGTCCAACCGGGGCCGGGTCTACCGGAAACACTGGAGCTACAGGGGCTACAGGGGGAACAGGGGGAACAGGGGCTACAGGGGGAACAGGGGCTACAGGGGCTACAGGGGGAACAGGAAACACGGGTCAGACAGGCAGCAATGGAGCAACCGGAGCCACAGGACCA